ATATGATTAAATGCCATATCTTTTGTCAAGCGTCTATTACTATCTTCTGCCAACAATGCAATATCTCTTGCACTGCCTACTGCTGGATAAATTACTTCATTTGTTTTCCATTCATTGTTTGGATCTACATATGTAATTTTAAGTTGGTTAAAATGTGTCTTAACACCAGTACCAGTAATTTTTAATCCGCCAATAATAATATCTTCATCAACAGTACCATTTGCACCAATTGATGTTGTAGTTGGTGTTGGGTTTTGAGCGTTGCTACTGTTTCCTGTGTCTTGTAATTTTAGTGTAAATTGACCTTGTATGTAAGGCATACCACTACGCATATTTGCTAAAAATAATTTTGTGTTATCAAATAAACTTCTGCCTGTATCTATAACTGCATCGCAAGATACAATTGGTCCTGAACCGCCTAATGAATAATTTACTGTTTCTGCCAGTTTTGTTCTTGCAGTACTAAAACTTGAAAAATTTATTCTTGTGTTATCAAGTCCTCTACCAAATCTTGGATTACGCAAATAATCTAACAAGTTATCTGCAGGATTACTACTAAATGCTAATCCTGTTTCGTTTTCATATGCAACACTACCTGCCGCAGTAGCATTTTTAACTTTTTTACCTTTAATTACTGCGTTTACTTTTGGTAATCCACTGTATGGGTTTGCATCTGCTTCATCTTGATTTGTTATTTTTTTCCATTCAAATCTACAAGCCAAATATGCAAGACCTCTTAATCTGTGATTGTCTGTCCAACCATTTGCTTGTTTTAGTAATTCACTTGCAGTTTGATTATCACTGCCTGTAAATTTTTCAACTTGAAATATACCTTTAAATTTACTGTCTGTGCTGATAACATCATCAATGTAAATATCACCGATACTGTCAATTTCGCCTTCACTTAAAACAAGAGCCATATACAAGTATTTGTTTCTATCACCTTCTGTTGCTACGAATACAGTTTTACCACCAACTTTACGCTGTCCATAAACAACTGGTATGTGTTCTAACATACCTGTCTTGTTTACAAGTATACCATCATTTACTGATTGTGCGTTTTGTGTTATATTATAATCTGGTACATCAAACATACCACCAAAAAGACCGCCTGCTAATGAACCTGCAACGGCACCTGCCGCGGCTCCAATTGCCGCCGCTGTTAATAAACTAACACCTAATACAGGAGCAAGAAAAATACCAAGTGCGGCACCAAGTACTGGTGCTATAATTTTTTTAAATATTTTACTCATGAACAATTTCCTTTTTTAATACTTTGTAACAATCATGTCCTGTACGATTGAAACCTAAATCTTGTGTTAATAAATTAAATTTTCCTTTGTACTGTCCTGAATCTCCTAAATTCATATCAACACAATTTTTATCAATGCCCCATTGTTCATGGTTACTAATAAATTGTTCTAATATACCTTTGCTTCTATATTCTGGTTTAATATAATTGTAACCTATACTACATCTTATATCTTTTGACCAATCTAAAGCCATAATAAATGCAACACTCCAAGCAACAATTTCGTCATCTTTTTTTGCTACTATTATATTTGCAGTTGGATCAACAATCCACGATTTAATGTTTTCATAAAATACATCATAGTTAAAAGATGTATGTTCAGAAAACCAATGTCCTTTAAAATAATCTTCATTTAATAACATAATAACTCTTAAATCATCTATTGTTGCTGGTTTAATTTTCATTATTTTGGTTTTCCCCATAATATATCTTCTGCTGTAATAGATGAAAACTGCATACCATTATCGCCTGCAAATACATTTTTTTGACTTGTATCGTTTGTGCGACGACCATTTATTTTTTCAAATTCATAAAATACACTTGCACAAGTAACAACAAGTGTACTTGTTGCTCCTGTTTCATTAATACCAAAACTTTGTATCTCACCATCAAACAACATAACTGGGCTGTCAATAAGTTGTAAACTACTGTTTAAGAATGCACGATAAATTACAACTCTTGTGTCTACATAATCATTGTTTAAGAATATATTTGTAAATGTACTACTGGTTCCTGATAAACCAATATTAATTTGACCTGTTTTAATTTCGTTTTGTTCTCTTAAACTATCAAACGAAAGTAATTCACCTTGTGCTGTATACAGTTGTACACCACCACTTGTTTGAGTTGATGCGTTAATGTTTACTTTATAATTTGTAATAAACTTTATTGGATTAAAATGTAGTTCAACTAAATCGCCATATACAAAAGCATCTTTAGAAATTTCATTTACAATATCAGTTGCTAAACCTCTTGACATTAAATTGCCTCTCTAAGTTCTAACTCATATTCGACCATATTTGCTAATCCTGTGTTCCATTCTTGGATAGCATCACCTAAGTACACTGTAAACTCTACATTTTTATATACTAATGTGTTTTGTGTTGGTGTGTTACTAATACTTGCTAACAAGCCTGGCTCAATGTTCATTGTTGCTGAACCACTGCTAAAGTCTACATCATCTGTTACCATGTATACTTTATTGTGGTTACTAAACTTAACGAAGTCACCGGCTTTAAGTGCATCTGTTACATTTATCGATCCACTGTTTAAAGCAATAGAAGTTTCACCTACTGGTTCTGTTGTAGTAACATTTACAGTTTGTGTTGTTAATGTACCTTGTGTGTTGCTATACTCCGGAAGTATAACTGTAAAATTTTCTGTTGCACCTTTTTGTTTTGTAATAAACGCGGCTATCGGTGCCCAATCACTTCTTTTCATTGGGGGATAACTTGCATTGAAACTCCAAAATTGTGCCGCTTGTGATTTAACTTGTCTACGACCACTACTTGTTATTGTAACTAAATTTGGTTGATTATTGTTAATCGTCAGTGTTTGAAACGCTGGCGATGTTGGTAAAGTTCCTGCCATTATACTGGACTCCTTTCGCCTTTTTCAAATGCGGCGTCTCTGATTATGTTTGTTATTGTTGACTTGCGATCTGTTAGCAACTCATCAAAGCCTGTAGCATCAATAGTTTCAATGTTAAATGTAACATTTACATTCTTACTACCACCATTCATATTCTTGTTTGGTATAATTGTTCCTGTTTGACTTGGTACAAACATTTCAGGTCCCGCTTCTCCTACTACATAAGGTTGATTACCTTGTACAAGACCACCTGTTGCTCTACCTTGGAACTTTTGACTTCTAATTGTTGCAATTTGAACTGCACCAGCGGCTATAACAAGTCCTGCTAATAATGGACCAAATACACCACCCTGTGCAAGTGCCTTAGAAGCACCAGTGGCAGTGTTCATAATTGCTTGTGCAATGTTCAATGCCTTTTGAGCCTCAAAAGCCTTTTTGTTTTGTTGTGCAAGTGCACCTAATATTTCTTGTCCGGCACCAATTGCAAAATCTTTCATTTGGTCATTGCTTAACTCACTAAAGTCTAATTGTTGCAACTGTCCTGATTTAAAGATGTTTAATTGTTCATCTGTTTGTGCCTGAGTAATACTTTTTAATTTCTTTTGATGATTTGTTTCTAATGTTTCTCTTAATCTCATATACTCTTGATCAAAATGTGTTCTACCTTTGTAGTACTCATCTAATATTTTTAACTTGCTGTTGAAACTTGCCTGTTCAGCCTGTTCCTCAGTGAATAAACTTTGATTAAGTTGATCAAATTGTTGTTGTAATTTTTCTGCTTGTTTTTGTAATTTTTTATCATCACCAGTGGCTCCACCAACAGTAGCGTTAGCAGTTCTTTCTTGAATCTTTGCCCACTCATTTGTTTGTTTACCATTTTTGGCTAACATTCTATTTGCTTCGTCAATAGCCGCACCTGTGCTGGTCCATGCTTTAGAAACATTGTCAATAGTTTCTATTACACCATCTGGTACTGCATTTACTATTGCATCTTTAAATTCATCGGCTTTACCTGTAGTATATTCAAGTGCATCACCAAATTTTTCTTTTAATGAATTACCTAAATTACCAGTTGCTCTTTCTACTGCATCCATTCCTGGAATAAGATCTGCAAGAAAGTTATAAACACTTTTTATACCATCAACAAATTTATTAAACTTCTCTCTGATAAAGTCTATAACTTTAGCAAATACACCACTTAGGTAAGTTCCAAATCTACTAAATGCTTTTCCTAAAACATCTACTACTGCTTTTATTTGTGCAAATGTTTTACCCAATCCATTTTCAAAACTTAGATATCCAATTAAGGCGATAACTGCTGTAGCAATGGCTCCAAATATAGTTGCTTTTGTAACATTATTCAATGCAAGTATAGCCACTTTAGCCGCAGTCGCGGCTCTTACTAATCCTCTGGCACCTAAAGCAACTGTTGTTGCTACTATGATACCACCAAATATACTCATGTTGTCACCAACAAATTGAACAATACGACCTAAGGTTTCAAATGCTATACTTAAACCACCACCAACAACTTTTACAAGTGTATCACTGTTAGCAATAAAGTTACCTGTTTGTTCAACAAGTGCACCAAACGCCGGAGCAAATGCGGCACCAATGTTAGCCGCAGTATTTGTTAATGCAATACTAAAGTTACTCATCAGAGTTGATAAGTTTTGTAATCTTGCCGCAGTGGCTCCACCAAATCTTTCATTGATACCTTCTGCTAATGTATCCAATACTATTTTGGCATTACCTGCTTGTTTACTAAATTTGTTTAGTTCATTTCTTGTAACACCTAATTTTTCTTTTAGGATATCATAAACAGGTAGACCTCTGTCTTGTAGTTTATCAAATTCTTGTAGTTCAACAGTGCCTGAAGCAAGTGTTCTTGTGTACACTTCAGTCATAGCATTTAGTACACCAATTTGGTCTGTGGTTACAGCCGCCGCATCAGTAAATGTTGCTAATAGTTCTTGTGTGGGTTGAATACCTGAACTTGCTAATTTAATAAATGTTGAAGACAAGTCCTCAACACTGAATTGTGTTTTAGTAGATAAGTCTTGAATGTTTTTAAAGGCTTGTTCACCTTTTTGTGCTGAACCAAAAACTGCGGTTAATGATGATTGTAAATCTTGAAACCTTGCAGTAGTTTGTACAATTTTGCCAATAGTAGCCGCGGATACTAATGCACCCAATGCCGCTGTTGCTCTTCCAATACCTCTATCAAATTCTCTTGTATCAAGATTTAGTTTAACAGTTTGACTTGTTGCCATTATCGTATCCTTTGTTTACTCTGCATCTGTTGTTTTTTTGTTTCTTCTGTTTCTATTTGAAAGTATGCCATCCAAATATAAACTTCTTCAACAGTCATCTCACCCACTTGTTCCAGTGTCTTACCTAATTCGCGACCCAATCTACACTGGATTAATAAGTCAGGATCGCTTCTTAGTTTTTTGCTACTTCGTCCACTTTGTACTGGTTGTCAGTACTATTTAACTCTGTTGCAATCTTAACTAAAACTTCCGGATCGCATTCTTCCATCAAATACAATCTTTCCGCTGGTTTAAACATTTTACTACCATCGCTGTTTCTTGCTTTAGTAATAATTGTTTCTACAAGTGCTTCAACAACTTTTCCTTGTTGATGCAGTTGCATAACTGCACTTTGATCTTTAAATGCCGTTACTGTTTTATAGTAAATGGTTGTATCCCATTCTTCTACATGAAATTCTTTTAACCCGTCTGAGTTTTTGCTTTTGAAATGTTCAATTGCTTTATCTAAAACTGGATTCTTTGTTATTGTACTCATCTTGCTCTTTTCCTTGTGCGTAATTGTCTTAGAGTTGGGCCTGTCATACCTTTTGGTGCTTGAGTTGAACCTCTCATTTGTCCATCTCTAAATGAACGACCTTGATCTAAAACTCCAATATATGGGACATTGTTAACTATCTCATAATTTTTGGATTTTGTTAATAGTCTCCAGCCTCTCTTGGCAGTGCCAGTATCAACCGGAGTTGTGTCTTTAACACCTCTAAAGATGTCATTTGCAATAGCACGAGCCTCAACGACTCGTGCCTTGCGTAAAGCCGCCGCAAGTAATACCGTATTTGGTTTGCTTACAGAGATCTTCATTTTATTATGCAGTATGTGTTATTCCTAAATCACCATTACCTTGGAAGGTTAGTGATCCAGTTACAATACCATCAACACTTGCTGTGATGCTAAAACCAGTAATGATACAGTTACCTGAGAATTTTGTATCACTCGCCGCGGCGTTTTC